ATGGTATTTGAAGAAAAGAAGAAAAAGGCAATAGACCTGATGGAAAATAAAAAGATGTGGCGGAGCAATTATGCGCCCCCCATCTTACGCTTGTTTTGGAAAATGGGGAGTAAAATGCCACCGCCTCCGTTTGCCCCTTTCTGGCTTAATACGATGTTCTTCGCCGCCTGGTACAGCCCTATATGGGGCATTTTCATGTGGTTCACTATCTGGAAAAATCAAGGCTTCAGCGTATTGCATGCGGTATTCATCGCCCTCTTTGCCGGTTTGCTGTTTGGTTTATTCATGGCGTTATTCCACTATTGGCGCAAGCGGTCCAACAAGTTGCCTGACTGGAAGAGCCTCTAAGAAGGCAACAATTTGAACATCAGAAAAAAGATTTATATAAAAACTGTTCACAGCTTTCACTTTTTTTTGTTTAATTTCATTTATGTTATGTGGTAATTGGTTTGCCCTGAACTGTCTATAACTCATCACTTCAAGTGACCAGTTACTACTTCTCAATGAAAAAAACCGGCCTGAGCCGGTTTCTTTTTAAGCATTCTTGATGTCGCACATTGGCAACCAGTCTGTCTCGCAGTCTTCACTTAAGATCAGATTGGTTTGCAGACCCGGATTGGTCTTTTTCTTCAAGAATTCAATCTCATACTCTTTCAACGTTTGCGGCACAGCCCGACCTTTCGGCTAGGGAAAACGTGCTGACGATTCCCGCTAATTGGAGGCATGATTTCCAATAGTTCTAAAGCTTGTTCTGAGAGAGGGACTATATGATCACGTTTTGCCTTCATACGTTCTGCCGGAATACACTACTGCTTGTTCTTGATATCGGTCTCTGACCAAGCTGTTGCTGAGGCTTCTGCAGGGCGTATTGTAGGCATGTGCTGCTTCTTCGGGCGTTCGAAAGCATTATCTATACCTGAAGCTGGATTCGCCTCAATCAATCCCACATTCACCGCATAAATCATTATCTCATTGATGCGCTGAACTAACCTTCCGACAGCTTCTAACGCTCCACGCGCTTTGATTGGCTCTAACACCTGAATAAGTGTGCATGCTTTCAGCTCCTGAACAGGAATGTTCTCGATCTCGGACTTCTACAGACACAAAAAAGCCCGCAAACCTAGAAGGGATGCGGGCTTTCAGGACTTCTCCGGACTTATCTGGTAATAACCGGATCATTATTTGGTGGAGCTGGGGGGATTTGAACCCCCGTCCAGAATTACTACATTTTTAATCTGCTTTTGATATATAACATAATTCTTTATTATTCATTGATTTAGTTAGTATCTGTTAGTATCTCTTGGTTGCTTTTTGTATCCTCTGCCGCCATTTTGTCGCCATTTTTGCTGTGCCAATTTAGGTTTGCAAGAGGGTTTTTTGTTGTTGCGTCTTCCAGGTGTTCCAGGGCGAAATGTGCGTATACCATGGTCATTTTAATGTCCGCATGCCCTAAGATATCTCTAAGGACTAAGATGTTTCCGCCATTCATCATAAAGTGGCTCGCAAAGGTGTGACGCAGCACATGAGTACATTGCCCTTCCGGCAGAATGATGCCTGCTCTCCTAACGGCTCTCTCAAACGCTTTCCGGCAGGGTGAGAAAATTGCACCACGTTTTTTAGGTATTTCGTCGTATAGCTCTTTGGTAATGGGAACAGTTCGGTTTTTTTTGCCTTTGGTTTTGATGAAGGTGATCCGATACTTTGAAATCTGCTGCCCTTCTAACTTTTCCGCTTCACTCCATCGTGCCCCAGTTGATAGGCATATCTTCGCCACCTTTATAAGGTCTGGATTCAAAGACTCCTCACAGGCATCTAACAAACGCTTTATTTCAAGGTCTTCCAGAAAAGTAAGCTCTGTCTCATGAATTCGGAAAAGCGGTAGCCCGGTTAACGGGTTCGGCGCAGTCCAGTGGCCGAGTTTACGCAGAGTGCCAAAAACCGCAGATAGGTTTAACTGCTCAAGGTTAACCGTCCGCGGTTTTACTTTTGGCAGTAGCTTTCCTTCACTTGTTACAAGTTCTCCATTTAACCTTTTTTCACGGTACTTTGAGAAATCAGCCGCCGTTACTTCTGTGGCCAAGGGGTCACCGAGTCCGTCACATATGACTTTAAGCTTAGCGTTCATCTTCTTAGGGGCGGCAAGGGTTTGCCCGTAAAGTGAATCCCAGAGTTTGATCAGATCAGAAAGCTTTCTTCTATCCGCTTTTTCTCCCATCCACGGTTTACTACTCGCTTCTTCCATTGTGAAGGTTTCGAAAGCGGCCGCCTCGCCTTTAGTAGCAAATAATCTCCTAACGCGCTTCCCTTTACGTCCGTTGGGATAGCATTCACACAGCCATTGCCCATCTGGTTGCTTTCTGATCGCCATAACTTAAGCCTTACTAAACGTGCCTGCCACTTTGGCAATGATTTTTATTTCGTCTAAATTGCAGTCAAAGGGAACTCCACCACCTTGGACGCGCACCTTTTTCACAGGGATGAAAGCCAATTCCCGAATACTATATTTCCCTTCAATGTTGACTAACCATTCACCGTCTGAAAATTCTGATTCCTTTTTATCAACAATGTAGGTTTTCGTTTCGCTTCTAATTACATGAGGCGCGGCAAGATTGTTGGGAAGAAAAACCTTATCAAACATCATGTAACCTGATTGTTTTAACTCCCCCCCTTCCAGTACGTAACTCTCCAGCCGAACGATATCGGATTTTGAGTGTTCGTATTTGACGCCTTCACCTGTTGCTAGCCATTGCAAAGAAACACCTGTTTCAAGGGCGCATCGAATAACTAGATGTGCAGGGAAATAATCCCGCTTCAACCAGGTTGCCAATGTGCTAGATGCAATTTCAACATGCCGACAAAGGTCATTTTTGAAGCGAAATCCATAAGCATCCATCATTCGGTCAATGGCTTCTACTCCACCTGTTTCAAACATAATTGCTCTCATATACGAATAAAATGATTGACTGTTCGTATTTGAAACATTATAAAGTGAATGCTCTCAGATACGAGTAAATGCGAATCTATGCCAAGAAACGCGAACAGATACGAACTGATACGAAGAAAACAAGGGATATTGCACGATGAATGAATCTATTTCAATCGAGATTCCGAGCCTTTGGGTTTATCCAGACCAATTTGCCGCTTTAGAAAACATGTCAAAACATACTGTTTATAAGTGGAAAGAATTTGGGAAGCTGAAAATCATCCCTAAAAAAATCGCCAAAGGTAAAACCAAGGCAGGCGGAAAGATTCAAATCAAATATTACGAATATAAATATCAGCAACTTAAGGCGATGGGATTCTCCGACATCGTTGTCAATGTTGTTGGATGGGACAAGTTTGCCGCCAAAAAAGAGGCATAACTATGTTTGATTATCAAACATCCATACATCCCCATTTGGATACAGCTTGCCGCCGCTTCTCACTGGCGCACAACCTAACCGAGGTTGCTGCCGTTATGGGTATTTCTGCCCAGGTGTTACGCAACAAACTGAATCCAGACCAGCCGCACCGTTTAACAGTAAACGAGCTGATCATGCTGACGGATATCACTGATGATTCGGCGGTTCTGGATGGTTTGTTGGCACAACTGAAATGTTTACCTGCTGTGCCAGTGAATGAAGCGAAACCAAATAATTTACCGATGCACGCTCTGAGTGCTACGGCCGCAATCGGTGTTATTGCCGGTGAGGCCATTTCCCCCGCGCCTATGACGCAATCACGTAGAAACGCCATTTTAGACCGAGCCAATCAGGCGATCCGCGATCTGTCCTTGCTCGTTGTGTCTGTTGAGTCGCGTTTTCACACCACGCCTGTGCTGGCATCTGCAATGGACGTAATCAGTTCATGCGGCGTCATGCCTGGCCTGAACTGAGGCTATTCGATGAAAGTTTTCGCACAACTATTAAAGCAGCAATCGCCAACCATCCAGCTGCAAAGCTATGGCCACGGTTGGCTTGAACTGCCAAACGGCCAGCGCTGGCAACCGGCCGCAAGCAAAGTAGCGTTTCTAAGTGGTTGCCGTCACCCGATGGTGAAGATTAAGCGCCGCCCTTGGTGGTTCCGCCTGATGTGGTTAAGGGGGTAAACGTGGATCAGCAAGTACCAAAATGGATTCACGAAGCCCGGAAGATGATTTCAGGCAGTGAAGATAGGGTTAAAGATTTTTGGGATAGTTTGCCGGAAACGCAAAAGCGCCGTTTGTGTCTTTTTGCCAATCTCACGAAGCAACATCTCTCACTTTCTTGGGCGCAATTAAAAGAGAAAGACAAGATAGCTTTGTGGCGAGGCATCTTAGCTGTCAGGGAGTTGCATCAGCAAACCAGCCTCTTTATGCCGCACGAATTTAAGGGGGTGGCAGTTTTCAATCTGAGTGATCGGGCTATCAAGCTTGCAGAACGGGCGGAACTACTTGCCCAAAGAATTGACAGTGAAACACAAAATTCAATGCACTGAGGGACGTATGAAAATTATCACCGTAGACGAAAAAGGTTTAATGGAATCGTTCGCCACTTTCGGCGTGAAGTACAACTACAGCCGCTTTTTCCTGGGTAAATGCCATGTGACTGGCGGACGTGTTGCACTGACTCCTTTTATGTTTAATGACACTGTTCACCTTGATAACCCACACCAATGGTTTGCGGCCAATGCTGCGTTTTGGGTTCGGGCTTATCGTGAGTCTGAAAGCTTAGTTGAACAAGTCGAGACAATGGCCAGTATCCGCGCTCTGTATTTTTTGTCTGGTTCACTTGGTCAAGGCCAAATCCACGAAATGATCCGCACCTGGTTTAATCAAACCAAAGAAGTGCATTGCATCGGCGCTCTGAATATTTCTCCATTAGCGCCTCTTCATAAAAAGACGGCCACAGAGTACCGCCCGGCCAATTTTCACTAAATAAAACACATCGAACACCCACGGCTTCCATCTGGTTGCCGGGGTTTCTTGCTGCCTAAATTTGGAGTTATGCCATGCAGATGAAACGTAATGATCGCAACCAACTTCCAGCCCTTTGGTGTGGATGGGATGCCGCAAAAGCTGCCGGTGACCAAACCGTAATATTGATTAAAGGCGCACGCGCTGAGGCAATGGCTGATGCCGCCGTGAAATATTCCGGCCGTCTGGATCGGCTGGCGTCTCATATTGTGAATGAAGGGTTCAGTGCTGCTGAAATCGTTGAACTGTTACGCCAGGAGTCAGAACAATTTGCCCGTGCTGGCCAGGGCGGTGCTTTATGAAAACTGTCTTGAAATGGGCGGGATCCAAGGTTCGCATCATAGAAGTATTGAAGCGTCATTTACCCGCTGGTCAGCGACTCGTTGAGCCGTTTGCAGGTTCCTGCGCAGTGATGATGAATACGGATTACCCGGCTTACTTTATTGCTGATGCAAACCGCGATCTGATCGATATGTACAAGCTGATTGCAGGGCAACCGGCCGCGTTTATCCAGGCGGCTGAGGCGCTTTTTAAAACGGGAAATACTGAGGCGGAATATTACCGTTTACGCTTTGCATTCAATTCAAAACCGGCCGGTGATAAAGACCGCGCCCCGCTTTTTCTCTACCTCAACCGTCACTGTTTTAACGGGTTATGCCGGTACAACAAAAGGGGCGAATTCAACGTTCCTTTCGGCAAATACAAAAAGCCGTACTTTCCAAGAGCTGAAATTCTGGCATTCGCTGAAAAAGCCAAGCTGGCCACGTTCCTTTGTGGGAACTACAGCGAGGCATTGAAAGCCGCGCAATCTGGGGACGTGGTTTATTGTGATCCGCCGTACCTCACAGAAACAGCTAATTTCACCGCTTATCACTCTGACGGATTCGGGCACGAAGAACATGGCAGGTTAGCCAGGAGCGCACGCCGTTTGGCTGGCCGTGGCGTGCCGGTGGTCATTTCTAACAGTGATACAGATATGGTGCGTTATCTCTATAAAGATTTTGCCATCAATAAAATCACCGCGCCGCGCAGTATAGGAGCGGCGGCCGGCAGCATCAAATCTGCCCAGGAGGTGATTGCAACCGTGGCGTGGGATTGCTAAATGGCATCTTTCGTTAACGGGCAGCATCATGAAACCCGCCAGTGGCAGCAAGAGCAATTTGCCCCTGGTGCCCCTTCTGGGATTAGTCTGACCGAACGCCAGTTATGGCATATCAACAAAGACGATCACGCATGGCGTGCTGAGTATTTGGCAGAAATGCCAAATTTCTTAGCGCGTTATTTTGGCGATCGTTACAGCAAATTAATGGAGGGTGGCCAGAATGGCCGCCGCCGTGCCAATACATTTTTACGCACAACATTGGGCAAAAATGTATTGCCACGTCTGCGCAAAGTTCGCCAACAATATTCAACGAATTTCCAGGGCGCGGGCGGGGTGCATATCCCGTTTGCCAAGGATATGGAAAAACTCCCAGGTTATGATCGTGACGACGTGCGCAACCTGGCGCACCGTATCGCAGATTTTATGGCCGAATGCTTCAATGATTTCATTCGCACGGTTTTCCTGGAAGATTCCAAATCACCCGAAGAATTAGAATGGCGTGCAACAGCTGCTTACCGTCATTTGGCTGAGCTGGTGAACCAGTTCAGTATCACGCCGCCTTATTGGCATACCTTCAAAGCGGGCAACAATTTCACGGCGCGTAATGCTGAGTCGGGTTTGTTGCGGATGATGGCACCGGAATGGTGGCGCGGTAAGTTGAAACGAAGCCGTGATCTGCTGCGTGAACATATGGCCATTGCCGTTGGCCAGGTGCAAAAGGCGGCATCGGCTTACGTTAGTCGTTCCACGCAAGGGGAATGGGTGGAGCAAAAGAAACGTAACCGGGAGTTTTTTAAATCGTGTGATCTGCAGAATCAGGAGACGGGTGAGCGTCTTTCCCTGGCCGACATGGTAGACGGCAGCAACGCTAACCCGGCAAAACGTCGCTGCGAACTGATGGTTCGTATGCGCGGGTTTGAAGATTTGGCCACTGAAATGGGCATGGCCGGAGAGTTTTATACGATCACTGCGCCGTCAAAATATCACGCCGTGCACAGCAAGGGCGGGTTCGTGTCTCAGTGGAACGCGGCCAGCCCGCAGCAAACACAAAAATACCTTTGCGGAGTATGGGCAAAAGCCCGCGCTGCGTTTTCTCGAGCCGGGATCCATGTCTTTGGTTTTCGCGTAGTCGAACCGCACCACGACGGGACGCCGCACTGGCATATGTTGCTGTTTATGCGCCCGTCTGATGTGGCCGAGGTGCGGGATATTCTCTGTTATTACGCCCGTCGTGAAGATTCCGAAGAACTGCAATCCGCACACGCGCTTAAGGCGCGTTTTCACGTTGAGCCTATCGATGAAGAAAAGGGCAGTGCTACGGGCTATATCGCTAAATACATTTCTAAAAATATCGACGGTTACGCCCTGGATGGTGAAACGGATGAAGAAACCGGCGAAAACCTGAAAGACATGTCCAAGGCGGTATCTGCCTGGGCAAGCCGCTGGCGGATCCGTCAGTTTCAGCAAATCGGTGGCGCGCCGGTAACGGTCTGGCGTGAGCTGCGCCGTATGCGTGATATCACCCTGGAAAACAAATCTATGGATGCTGTGCTGGCTGCTGCGGATGTGGGGTGTTGGGCATCCTACACCCAGGCGCAGGGCGGTGCGTTGGTGGCGCGTCGTGATCTGGTTGTGCGCCTGATGTATGAAATCACTGAATGCGGCAATGAATACGGGGAAGCCGTTCAGCGTATTCAGGGGGTTTATTCGCCGTTATCGGGTCAGGAATCAGAGGTATTAACGCGCCTGGTTAAGTGGGCGATTGTTCCGAAGTTGGCCGACAGCGCAGCGGAGGCTGCTTTTTCTGGCGGCATCGCCGCCCCTTGGAGTTCTGTCAATAACTGTACTCAAAGTACGATCAGCGAGTTGAAAAAAGGCATCGGTATTCAGTCCCAGGATGCTGGCCAGATGGCCAAAGCGTTGGCCAGGGGCAATATCGTGCCGCTGGATCGGGAAACCGAAATGCAATTAGAGGGCAACCGGCTGGTGGTCAGGCGACGGAAAGCATATTGCAAGGAGTGTGGGGAGGTTATCACGCCCGAAAATGAGTCATTTGATTCACCCGGCAACTGCTGGGGGTGCGCGGATGGACATGAATTCCAGTCCAATCAGGTGGATGCGGTTAACCGTGCGTTTGAGGTGTTAGGCATTTAATGCAAGGTAAAAACTCGCAAAAGCACGTTCAGTTTGCTTTTATTCTGTAACAATTTGAGATACTGTATATTCATACAGTGAATAAGTTAAGGAGGTTGGGGAATGCGGGATTTATTTTTTGAGGAAATCGCTGTGCAACGGATGGCTTTATTTTCTCGGTTGGTAGCTATTGGGGACTGTGACCAGGAAGAAAAAACGTTAGCTTTGGGCTGGTTAGCTGAGTTGAATGCACAATTGCTGGAAAATCTGCGACAGACAGAAAAGAAAAACCCCCAAAACGGGGGCAGTGATTCAGGCTTGTTGCAGTAGCGAAAGCATCATTTGGCGGCCATCGTCAGTAAGTGCATTGGCGACGCTTTTAACCATCTCTTCCTGAGATATCGCGCTTGGGCTGATGGTGCTGGCAAATGACAGATGCATTTTAAACGTATGGCCGCATTCAATATTTGTGCAACTGCAATACAGGTCTGAAAGTTCCCTATGCTTGCGTACCGTTTTCTTAATCACGGCGTTTGAATTACATGCGGTACAAATCACTTTCGACACGCGCATATTGTAGGCTCCAGGGAATTGATTACCCCGTGATTTTAGCCTTTTGCGGCTCATTTTTCACCCTCTGATGTTGTGTCAAAGGCGAAGTTAAGCCGCAGATGAATCGGAATTTCAGGGTCACTGTTGACCGCATTCATGATCATGCGCTGCAACGGAATCACTTCATCCTTTCGATACGTAGCGCGTGACTTTTCCGGATCAGGTAAACCCGCCGTATTTTGCGGAATAATACCCGCCAGGCCAGCCGGGAAACGGTGGGCGTTCAGCACATCCTGCGCGCTGATGTTCTTCACGTTGTTGAATTCGTCGTTCGCGCCGATATCTCCCACAGGAATGAACTGGATCGCTTTTTCGTTCCCGCCTGGAATGTTCACAAAGATGGTGGAGAAGTTCCCGATCCCTTTGCTGCTTTCCAGGCGTTCGGTGATTTCATCCTCTACTTCATCCGTCAGATTCGCGTCATTGGTGTAGATGATCCCCCCGGTGTGCGCCCCGTTGTGATAGTAGCGGCGGCGGAAAATGGTGGCTTCACTGTTGAGTAATGCCGAGTGAATGCCGCTGATGTAATCCGGCAGGCCGTAAATCTGTTGCTGCGGGTCGTACTGTTTGAGGAAAATCACATCATCCGGGCTGTATACCAACGGTTCGCCGTCCTGCAGAACTACAAATTCCCCGGTTTTACGCACGCGCAGATACAGCGACGGCAGCGGCAGCAAATCCACCACGTCACCCCAACCCGAACGCACTTTCAGAATGGCCAGGTCGCCGCAGGATAAGTAATCAAAGACGCCGCCGCGCAGCTGCTCATGCGTTAAACCGCCGCCCAGATAATCCGATGCCACCATGTTGTGACGGGCATAAATCACGCCGCCGTGCTGACTGTTTAAGTTCGTCAGTTGAACCAGTGCCAGGCGGTCAATCGGCAGGGTGTAGTGATCGAATTCATTGTCATACCAGATATCCCGGTAATTTGTGCCGGTGGTCAGGATGGGTTCCGGGCGTCCCATGCTGATGATGCTCATTTTTTTGCTACGGTCAGGCTGTTCCTTCTTAGCCTGGCGGGATGGTTTGCGTTTGCTCATGCTGCTTTTTTTCCTAATTTCCATTTAGATTTACGCTTGTGCTCAAAGTTGATCGGCTCGTTAATAACGGCGTGCGCGATTGCCCAAAAGGCATCGGCGTGGCCGGTTTCCACCGTGCGATCGGCTTTGAACGTCATGGCGTTGCCGCTGGCCGTGCTGGTGTGTCGGATGGACAGGAAAGACGCGGCAATTTCACGGTTGTCTTTGTTCCATTCCAGGCGTTTTGCGCCGATTACGTCGATCATCTTCAACACCAGCCTGGTTTTGGTTTCCATGCCGTAGTGAATGGCCACCGCTTCACGTAGGGCAAAATGTTCAATCAGCTCAAATACGCCCCGGCCAATGCCGGTGACGTCTACGCCGATGTAAGTCATGTTGTACTTCCCGAACAGCTTTTTGATCTGCGCTGCCTGATAGGCAAAATTCATCCCTTTCCAGTGAAAAAGGCAGAGCACGCGGAATTTCTCCACGGCATAAAGCGGCGGGGCAACGATGGCAAATGTGGAGGTATCGCCAGAACGCGCCGGGTCAAAGCCTCCCCATACCTCACGGTTACCAAACGGCCGCTCGGCGTTGGGGTCATGGTCTTGCCAGTCGGCCACGTCCACGCCGCAGATTTCCAGATCACTGAATTTGAAAACGCTGTCTTTACTGTCCACAAACACGCACATATACAGCATGTTGAACGTGTCACGGTTGTAGCGGTTGCGCAGCTTGTCGATGCTGGCACGGTTAAACCCGCCTTTAACTGCGTCCTCCATCGTGATGACATACCGCCACTGTCCATCCGGGCAGAGTCGGCCGCCGTCGCGCATTTCATCAAAGGTTGGGAAAACGGCGTTTTGACGTTCTTTGTCTCCCTGTTTCCATTCTTCCCCCGTCCAGAAGGGATAAGCCTGGTGCGTTTTGGCGCTGGGCGTTGAAAAGTAGGTGGTTCGCCAATGGTCATGCGTGGCCATTGCGCTGGCCACCTCGTTAAGCTTGGCGAAGTTCGGCACCCAAAAATATTCGTCGCAGTACAAATGGCCGCTGTATGACTGCGCGGTGTTTTTGTTGGTGGACAGAAAGCGCAGCTCTGCGCCGTTGCTTAGTCTGATCGGGTTGCCGGTCAGCGTGATGCCGAAATACTGCTCTGCGATGTTGACGATATAAGAGCGGAATACTTCCGCCTGGGCTTTGGAGGCGGAAAGGAAAATTTGCGGGTCGCCGGTCATGACCGCATTTTCGAATGCCTCAATCGCAAAGTACCAGGTGGCACCAATCTGGCGGCTTTTCAGGATGTTCCTGATCTGCTGTGCCAGGTTATTACGCAGGTGCTTCTGATAGCCGAATAAATGTTCCTCTGCGAAAGCGTCAAAATCATCCTGCGTCATGCCGGAGATATCGTTTTTCTTATATTTGCGTTTCTTCACCGGCTCTGCGCCGTCACCGTTCCCGCCCTGGCTGTCATATCCTCCCTGGTTGCCAGATTTGGCGGCGGCCATTTTCTCTTTATGCTTATTTGTCTGCGCACGCAGTTTCACGGCGTGAGCAATCAGCACATCTATTTCTTTTAATTCCAGCTCTGTTTTTTTATCCCGGCCAACTAATAATTGGTAACGGCGTTCAATGGCTTCCTCTGTTGATTCGTGGCTGAGTAAATCAGCCCAATTCCCTTTTTGCGCCCAATAGTAAATTATCCGCGCATTTGGCAGATTTAAATCTTGGGCAATTTCCTTTGGCGTGGCACGGCGCAAATATAATGCGCGGGCAACGTCTTTTAGTTCGTCTGTGTATTTAGCCATGCAATCATTATGCGTGGCATGGGGTGATATTTCTTTCTAGTACATTCGGATATCGAGTTATATCCGAATCTCACTTGCTGCGAATTCATTATAAATTAGCGATACTGCATTCCACGGAAAAAACGGAGGTTAATTCCGGTATGTCAGATTCACATTTAATGACGAATTGGCTTTGTATCGCAACCGAAGGGGAAACGGTTGATAAGCGTTTTTTAACCAGGGATATGTTAATTGACGCGGCGGAAACATATGACCCAAAAAATATGTATACCGCACTGCTTTGGCCAGAGCATGAGCGCTGGTGCGGTAATGCCGGTGAAGTTCTGGAAGTTGCGGCAAGTGAAGATGACTCAGGATTAGTAAAGCTCTATGCACGGTTGTGTCCTTCCACTGAACTGGTACAGGCGAATCGGAACGGAAAGCTTTTATTCACGTCAGTGGAGTTAACGCCTGATGGCAACTTTCGCGGAACTGGCCGTTATTATCTTGAAGGGCTGGGCGTTACAGATGAACCCGCAAGCGTAGGCACTACGCGAATGCGATTTAATAAGCGGAAAGACAATTACTTTATCGGAAATAGTAATCCGCTGGTAATTAACGAAGTTAAGGAAATTAACATGGCAGGGAAGGACAAAAGTAAATCGAAATGGCGCAGCCTTTTCAGTATTGAAGACGAAACACCGGCACAGGAAGAAACTCCCCAGGACGGCGATAAATTACAGGCGCTGGCCGAGGTTGTAGCTTCGTTGGAAAGTCGCATTGCTGCGCTGGAAACAAAAACGGAAGCAACGGATTCAACCGTTGAAGATATTCAGACCGATGTTGAAACCGTGAAAGACGTGGTGGATACGGAAGAATTCGCCCGCCTGCGTGAAGAGTTGCCGAATATCGTCAGCAAATTTAGCAAGCTGGATAAAAAGGTAACCACGTTGCCGAATAAGAATCCGAAAGGTTCACGTAAACCGTTCCAGTTCTTATAAGCATTTATCAGGCTTTCGCCAGGGAAAAACATTAACCGCTGAGTAGCGATTAAGGATGAGTAAATAATGATTTTAAATGCAAAAGCGCGCGGCTTTTTAAAGCAATTCGGCGCGGGACTTGCGGCGGCTAACGGTCTGGACGGTGGCGAGGAAAAAAATTACTTCTCGCTGTCTGATCCGAAGGAAACGCAGCTACGTGAAGCGCTGCTGGAAAGTTCGGATTTCCTGAACTGGATCACCGTGGCTGATGTTGACCAGCTTTCTGGCCAGGTGGTGAGCGTAGGCGCGTCTGGTCTGCATACCGGCCGTATTGCTGACGGGCGTTTCCGTCGTAACGTCGGCGTTTCAGGTAATGAGTACAAGCTGGTCGAAACAGATTCATGCGCGGCGCTGCGTTGGGATTTGCTTTCAATGTGGGCAAATGCTGGATCCGAGGAAGAATTCTTTCAGATGGTGACAGCGTTTACCACGCAGACTTTTGCGCTGGATATGCTGCGTATCGGCTTTAACGGTAAAAGCGTGGCGAAAGATACCGACTACGAAAAGAACCCGAACGGCGAAGATGTGAATATTGGCTGGCATGAAATTGTTCGCAAGTACGAGGAAGGCAAACAAATCATGACCGATGCGGTCACGCTCGATCAGAACGGTGATTACAAGTCACTGGATGCGATGGCGTCAGACCTTATCAACACCAAGATTCCGCAGCAATTCCGTAATGACCCGCGTCTGGTTGTCTTGGTCGGTTCTGATCTGGTCGCGGCCGAGCAGTATCGCCTGTATCAGGCCGCTGACCGTCCAAGCGAGAAAATCGCCGCGCAGATGTTGCAGGACTCCATTGCCGGGCGTCAGGCCATTATCCCGCCATTTATGCCGGGCAAACGCATGGTGGTGACTACGCTCTCAAACCTGCATATCTATACACAGCGCAATACCCGTCAGCGCAAAGCGGAGTTTGTTGAAGACCGTAAGCAGTACGAAAACAAGTACCTGCGCAATGAAGGTTACGCCGTGGAAGAAATGGAGCTGTATGCGGCGATTGATGAATCCGCCGTGACCATCGGCACCGTAGCCGAACCATCCGAACCCGTAGGCGGAGAGTAAACATGAGCCTGTCACCCGCGCAGCGACACAGTGCCCGCATTGCGGCGCAAACGAAGTTAAAGCAACGCCAGGCACTTGAAGGGGCAGAGAGTTTGCACGTTCTGAGCGCGGCGCTGGCCAACGATGTGGACATGTTGCACGGGCTGACATTGGCACAAAAGGTGGCGTTAAAGCGGGATGAATTATTACCTAAATGGATGCCCACCGTTGAAAAGTACCTGAATGGCGGCGAGGTGTACCGCAATCCGATCCTGGCATGGTGTGTGATTTGGCTTTTTGACGTGGGCGACATGGACGCCGCGCTTAACTTGGCGGATATCGCCATCGAGCAGGGACAGGAAACCCCGCCAGAGTTGAAAAGCAATTTCCCCACCTTTGTGGCGGATACCGTCCTGAAATGGGCGGAAGTACAGGCCAGGGAAGGCCACCCTATTGAGCCTTATTTTTCCCGCACGTTTACCGATGTGGCGGAAAAGTGGGAGCTGTATGAAGTGATCCAGGCCAAGTGGTTCAAGTTCGCCGGTATGCGTCAGCTGTTTGACGAACACGGCGTACCGCGTGCCACGGCCACCGAGGATGTGGAGCTGTTGCAGAGCGTGGACGCCCTGCTGGCCAGAGCTGAAAAGCTGCATTCACAGTGTGGCGTGGGAACGATGCGTAAACAAATTGCCGCCCGCGTCCGCTATTTGGAAAAGCAATCAGGAGCTAAAAAATGAGTTTTAAACACGGTTTAGGCCAGGCGGTAAAGATTTCTGTCAGCGGTGAAACGGGGCACGTTAAAGGCCGTGCCGAATACCTTAACAATTGCCCTGCTTATTTGATTCATTACCAGGCAGCTGACGGCCGCGCCGTTGATCGCTGGTTTGATGAATCTGAAGTTCAGCCTGTAACGCCGGTTCAGTAAAGACTACCGCAAGCCGGAACGGGCGCGGGGAAGGTAATACCCTTGGGTTATGTACCGTGGATCCCGGTCTGCCCGTTTCTTACGGAGAATTTTATGTTTAGCGGAACGCCGATTGATTACCAGGATGAACCGTTAACGAATGACGGATTTTGGCCAGATTTGAATCTGGCGGATTTCCAGGAACAGCGCAGCATCCCCGCCGATGTAGACGCCGGGACAGTAGCCACGGCGCTGCTGACGGCGGCCGGGGAAGTGAATGACCTGTTGCAGACCGTCAAGGATGGTTACTTGGCCAAGGGATTTGGCCAGGCCAGCGTGGTGCCGGGTATCGGTCGCCCTGGCGAAAACCTGCTTTGTGCTCGTTATAAAAAAGCAGTGTTTGCCCGCGCAAAGGCCGATTTGATCGCAGAGTTCGCAAGCCAGGGGCGCAGGGAGTCGCACCCAGGGCAGGAAAGTGAAGAAACCCGCGCCGGGTTATTGGCTGAGGGTTCGATCATCATCCGGGCAATCAAGGGATTGCGCCGCGTGACGGTAAGGAAGATATGAGCCAGTTAGATGCGCTGAGTACGTTCGTCACCCAAAGTATGCCCGCCAGGACGTTCAAGGGGGCGGGTTTTTCCAGCTATATGGATGAACTGAGTTTTATCCCCGCGCAACGGGATTTAGGGCTGGAACAGTACCGCCTGGCGGTGATCCGTTACAACGCCGTATTGGCCTGGGACAGATTCCCGTACCGGCTGTATGACCCGCGCAACCTGGCGGCGCTGCTGCTGGTGTGGTTGATGGAATCTGACCGGGAACTGTTTGAAGAATTCGGCATAGACACCGAGTTGCCTGATTTTGATATTGATCTGGTGGATGAGGAAACCGCCGTGGTGGTGATCACGTTACCGATGGTCGAAGCGTTAAACCTGGTAAAGGACGACAAGGGCAATATTCCCCTGGACGGGGCGCGATGGCGGCTTGCTGATCCCACCATCTGGTTTGCCAGTGAGGCCGTGGTGTATGGCGTTGATGAACAGGGTGCAAAGCTTGGCAGTGAAAAATGATTATCCGGGGTGAGTTAGACCGGGCGCAGCTTAAGGCGGTGCGCAAAAAGCTGGCCAGCCTGGAGTTGCCCCCGGCGAAACGAAAGCGGCTGCTGTGGCGGCTGGGAAAATATGGATTAATACCTGCGGCTAAACGCAACATTCGAAACCAAGCCAGCCCGGATGGCCAGAAATGGCAGGGACGCCAGACGAAGCGCAAAGGCAAGATGCTGCGCAACATGCCAAAGCTGCTGCATATCCGGGAAATGCCGGAAATCGACGGGGTACGTATTTACCTGAGCGGCGGCGGATACCATAACGGAAAAAAGGCTGTGACTGCCGGAACGGTGGGTTATGCCCATCAAAACGGCATGAGTGTCACGATCAGTCGTCGCCAGGTGGAGCGAAAAGGGAGGGCGGAAAGTTTGCCCGCCACTCAGCGGCAGGCCAAACGCCTGCGGGCGCTGGGGTACAAAGTCAAAAAGGGTAAGCGCTGGCGAAAGCCGCCGTTTAAAGAAATTCAGGAAGGAATGACGATGGCCAAAGCCGGACTGTTGATCCGGAAATTATCGGGGAAAGCGGCAAAAGCGTCCTGGTCGGTCGATGTTCCATCACGTCCTTTCCTGGGTATCACGGAAGACGATTTTAATAAAGCGTTAGCGCGGCAACTCCAGGGCATCGGATTTGGCGCAGACGCAGGACACTAAGGGGAAGTTATGGGGTGGCCAACGGTCGATGTAAATCAGGTCAATCAGCTACAGGGTGAAACAAACGAGATTGAGCGCGTGGTGCTCTATGTCGGTACGGGGACAATCAACGCCGGTAAAACGCTGGCGGTGAATACCCAAAGTAATTTTGATGCGCTGCTGGGCGCAGAAGACAGCGTTTTAAAAAGTAATGTTCTTGCCGCCATGCTCAACGCCGGATCCAACTGGAGCGGTTACGTGCATGTGCTGGCGGATGATGCCGGGGAAAATGCCTGGGCGGATGCGGTGCTGGCCGCACAGTCCCTTTGCTCTGTTGAAGGTGTGGTGTTACTGGATGATATCGCCACGAAAACGCCTATCAACAAGGCGGCGGAGCTGCGCGCCAAATTGCTGGCCAGCTTCTCACGCTGGAACTGGTTCATTCTTTCCGTGCAGGCACCGCAGGCCGAGGAAGATTGGGCGGAATATTTGGTTCGCATGGTGGCCTTACAGGCGCAGATTTCTGCCCCGTCCGTGCAGTTGGTGCCGCGTTTGTTTGGCAATGAGCCTGGCGTGCTGGCTGGCCGCCTGTGCAGTCGTGCGGTGACCGTGGCTGACAGCCCGGCGCGGGTGAAAACCGGTGCGCTGGTCTCCCTGGGCAGGGATGAAATGCCGGTAGATGGCACCGGGGCGGCGCTGGATCTGGCCACCCTGCAAGCCTTGCAGGCGCAGCGTTTCAGCGTGCCGATGTGGTATCCCGATTATGACGGGTATTACTGGGCGGATGGGCTGACGCTGGACGCGGAAGGCGGTGATTACCAGGCGATTGAGTACCTGCGTATTGCCGATAAGGCCGCCCGCCGCGTGCGTTTGCAGGCGATTGCCAAAATCGCAGACCGCTCGTTAAACAGTACGCCGTCCAGCATTGCCGCCCACCAGGCACTTTTTGCCAAGGTGCTGCGTGAAATGTCGGTGGCCAGTCAGATTAACGGCATCACCTTCCCCGGCGAAGTGAAGCCGCCGAAGGATGATGATGTGACGATCACCTGGCAGTCAGCCACCAAAGTGGCGATTTACATCGTGATCCGTCCGTATGAATGCCCGAAAGGCATCACGGTGAGCTTGTTGCTGGATACCAGCCTGACAGGGAGTAATTAACGATGAAACGTATTTCAGGCCAGTCCACCGATGTGCGCATTGACGGTGACCTGATCCACATTGAAAAGGTCAGTTTGGATATCACGGATAACACGGCGGCGGCGTCCACTCAGGGCGTGCCTGATGGCCATGTGTCCGGGGATGTGGCGGCCGAGGGTGAGATTGAAATCTCTACAAAAGTGCTCACGCAACTGACCGCCATTGCACGCCGTGCCGGTTCGTGGCGCGGTATCGACCCGGTGGATCTGATGTTCTATGCCAAGGCCGGTAATGAAGAACTGAAGATTGAAGCCTTTGGCTGCAAGTTAGTAGTAAGCAACCTGCTGGATAACGATCCGAAGGGTGGCAGCACGCTGAGCCATAAAATTAAGTACATGGTCACAAGCCCGCAGTTTGTGCGCATTAACGGCGTGCCGTATCTGGAAGATGAAGATACGCGCAACCTGATCGGATAAGGACATTGCACGGATGCAAGAGCACGAAAAAAGTATTTTAAGCCTGATCCTGCTGGGCGCACTTATCGCCCTGGGACAGATGTTAGTGAGCAGTGAACCCATGACCGGAAAGCTGTTTTTTGGCCGCATTATCCTGGGTTCGGCCACCTCAATGGTGGCAGCGGCGGCGCTGATTTGGATCCCGGATATTTCGCCGGTGGCCATTGCCGGATTGGGCGCCGCGCTGGGGATTATTGGCCACCAGGCCGTTGAAATCTGGCTACGCAAAAAGGGAAGTCGTTATTTATCAGGGAAAGGAAAACTGAAATGACATTAAGCGAAAAGCAGCAATTGTTTGTGCAGCTGATTGGCCAGCTGATCGAGTGGGCAGGCAATCATGGTTACCGGCTGACCTTTGGTGAAGCCTACCGCACGCCGGAACAGGCCAAACTCAATGCCAAAAGCGGCGCGGGCATTGCCAATAGCTTACACACGCAGCGTCTGGCGATGGATTTTAATTTGTTCATCAACGGCCAATACCAGACCCAGACCGAAGCCTATAAACCGCTCGGGGAATATTGGGAATCCCTGGGCGGCGTGTGGGGCGGGCGATTCAAAACCCGCCCGGACGGCAACCATTTCAGCCTGGAACACAACGGGGTGAAATGATGGGCAAGCCGCTGGTGATTGCCGTCCTGGCGTTGTTGGCTGCGTTCGCAGCGGGCTGGAAGGTTAATGCCTGGTACAGCGATAGCGTGGAATTGATGATCACCAATGCCGCACACGCGGCGGGGGAAGCCTCCCGCGTGGCCGGTGAGAAGGTGGCCAGTGAATCCGGCCGCAAGCTGGAAAATACATTGGAGGCACTGCGAAATGCGCAACCTGTGGAAATCCGCACGGAAATACTTAAACCGGTTTTTACTAACGAGTGTTTGTCTCCTGAGCTTGTCAGCATGTACAACGCCGCTGCCGACAAAGCCGAACGTGCCTTATCAGGAAAATCTGTTAACCAAATGCCCGGTAAAACTCCCGCGCATTAATGGGATAACGGGCAAAGACATTACCGAACCTTTATTAATACTGACGCCGCAATATTCAGACTGTGCGGCACGTCATAATCAATTAGTCGATGAAATAAACCAACGGAAGGAAATAAAACAATGAGCAAAATTACGATGGCTGTAAACGGCACCGCACTGACCTTTGAACCTAACGCCACCGCCTACAATAAATTCATTAACGAAATGTCGATGGATAATAAAGTGGCACCGGCAAATAACTATTTGCGTCGTATTGTTCACGTTGAGTGCAAAGAAGCGCTGGATACCATTTTAGATATTCCCGGTTCTGCCCTGCAAATTTGCAGCTTCGTGAATGATCAGTTCGCGCCGAAATTAGAGATTGAACTAAAAAACTAACGGCGCGGGTACGCGCAATTGAAAATAATGGGCTGGAACAATATCTGATTTTGCGCCGCCATTATTTACCGCATGAAAATGACGACCCCGAAAACTTAGCCCGTGCCGTGTGGCTGGATAACCGGCATTGGGAGAATCAACGCATAGCTGTAGCAAATGGCATTGCCCTGGCATTTAAAGGCGAATAATGGCTGATTTAGATTTTACACTCAGTTTAATTGACAACATGACGCGCCCCCTTCGCCAGGTGCAATCCTCTGTGAGCGGGTTCGCCCAGGAAAGTGCGGCCGCCTTTGGCAAAGTGGCCATCGGTGCGGCTGCGTTGTGGGGCGTGGGCGCGTCAATTACAGCTGCATTGGATCCGGCCATTCAGATGTTTGACGCCATGCAGGAAGCCAGCGCACGCGGCATTAATGATGATGCGCTGGCCAAAGTCACGGATGACGCCCTGAAATTCAGCGTGCGATACGGGGAATCGGCGGTGGAGTTTGTCAAATCCTCCGCCGATATCAACGCTGCCGTGGCCGGGCTGACAAACGCCGAACTGCCCCGCGTCACGGTGGTGGCCAATACCGCCGCCAAGGCGCTGAAAAGCACGGCCGGGGAAGCGTCGGAATTCATGGGGCAGATGTTTACCCAGTTCAGCGGCTATGCGGCCGAGGTGGGCAAAGTGCAGTTCGCGGAAGAACTGGCGGGCAAAATGGCCTACATGAAAAACCAGTTCGGCACGGACATGGCCACCATTAAAGACCTGATGGAAGGGGCGCGGGGTGTCGGTTCCAACTATGGCGTGGGGATGGATGAACAGCTGGCCGTATTGGGTGAGCTGCAACGCTCATTAGGCACGGAAGCGAGCGGCTCTTATGAAGGGTTCTTAAGCGGTGCCGCCGCCGGTGCGCAAAAGTTGGGGCTAAGTTTTCAGGATGCCCAGGGAAAAATGCTGTCCATGCCCGCCATGCTGGAAAAACTCCAGGGTAAATACGGTCAGAGCATCGAGGGCAATCTCAAGGCACAGGGAGAATTAGACGCTGCCTTTGGTGACAGCGCGGCGGTGATTAAACAGCTGTACGGTAACGTTGATCTGCTGAAACGCAATATCACCGAGCTGGGCAGCAATGACGGCATGAAACGCGCCACGGAGATGGCCGAGAAAATGACGCGCCCCTGGGACAGGCTGACGGCGATCTGGTTTGCCATGCGTGCCGCGATCGGTTCCACGCTGTTGCCGGTGTTGTATCCACTGGTCAATAAAATCGCGGACGGTGGCGAACAGCTGACGCGCTGGATGCGGTTATTCCCCAATATTGCCCGCGTGATCGGTTATGCCACCGTAGCGTTGCTGAGTTTTGCGGCCGTGGGGGCTATCGCCAATATTGTGATGGGCGTTCACGGGTTCGTGATGATGGGCGTCACGCGCCTGCTGGCACCGATGGCCAGGCTGTTAGGGCTTAACCGCGTGGCGATGGTGGCCAGTAATGCTGTGACGCAGTTGTTTAGCGCCGGGTTACGTGGCTTGCGCGTCACCTTGCTGGCCGCCGGTATGGCCGCCCGCATAGGTTCCGCGTCATTCTTGCTGATGATTGCACCGGTGGCGGCGATTGCGCTCGCTATTGCGGCGGTGGTCATTGCGGTGATCAAGTTCTGGCAGCCTATCAAAGCCTTTGTGAGTGGATTTATCAGCGGGTTCGGCCAGGCGGCCGGTGCGCTGACCCCTTTCAGCGGGCTGTTTTCCGGGATTGGCACGGCAATTGGCTGGGTGTGGGACGGCGTAAAAACGTTAGTGGGCTGGTTCGGTGACCTGCTGACCCCGATCCAAATGACGCAGGGGCAACTGACGAACGTCACCAGCGCGGGCGAAACGTTCGGGCGGCTGGTGGCAGCGGCTATCAACATCATCCTGATCCCGCTTGAGCTGGTGTTTCGGGCGATCGGCGGGATGGTGGATATGTTCAAGATCGTGCGTGACGGTTGGATTGATGTCGTGAAATCCTTTGATATCAATTCGCCGGTGGAGTCTTTTGAAAAGATTGCCAGCGTGATCGGAAACGTATTCGGTAAGCTGTGGGATTCGCTGAAAGCCTCGTTTACCGGGACGTACAACTGGATTGTTGAGAAGTTAAATAACATTCCCGGCGTCAATATTGAGCTGAAAGAAGTCCCCGTGACGGTTACGCCTAAAGGTATGCCACCCACGAATACGATGCCAAATTCTGTGGCCAATGCCTCTGCGGCCATGCCGCCAGGTTTCAACGGCGTGACGAATCAAATCAGTGGGGCGGGAAATAAAAACCCGGTGCTGCAACCGCCGCAGCCAATCGGTAGCGATATTCTGACGGGGGGAACGGTAAAAGGCGTGGAGCGTGGCGGATTGAAAAAGGAAATCAATACCAATACGGAAACCACAATTGATAACAGTAAAAAAATCGGCACCGTGAATATTCATCCTTCGAAAGGATTAACACCGGCCGAGCTAATGGAATGGCAGGAATTAAATTAATGACGGATTTGCTGTATGTCGATCTCCTTATTACCGGGCGTGATTTCACGCTGAACACAGGTAATGAACCGGGCTTGTGTAATAACCGTATCAGCATTGCACAGGATATTGTCCACGCCATTATTGAAAGCGGGTTAACCACGTTATTAGTGGCAGAGCGCAGCCCGACATTACGCGCCGATGTGATCACCCAAATGGTTTTATTAATTGAAAGTGATGAACGCATTATTCCTGGCACGGTGAATATTACGGAGGAATCCGCAAAACGCCTGTGGGCAACGGCGGAAACCTATGATTTCGGCAAGATTGACGCCGGGGTGAATTATGAGTGAAAAACCTACCATTGATTTTGAGGCGGTACTCAAAGAAAGCGGGATGCCGGTCACTCAAGAGGAAATCGGTCAGCAGTTTACGGCGATTGTGAAAGCGGAAGGGATGATCACAAACACTTCCCGCATGTCACCGTTCTGGCGGCTCATTACCGCCATTGTGACCACGCCGGTGCTGTGGATCAAAGACGTGCTGATCAATACGGTGCTGGCCAATATGTACCTGGCCACGGCCAGCGGTGCCATGCTGCGGATGCTGGCCTGGGGGGTGAACCTCACGGCGAAACCGGCCAGCGCGGCAAAAGGGGTGATCCGTTTTTACAAGGAGAACGCCAGTCAGCCGGTGACCGTCCCGGCCGGAACTGTTATCCAGACGGAACGCATTAACGGCGTGACGTATGCGGTGGTGGTGGATGTAGATACGACGCTGGCGGCGGGCGCGGCCAGTGCGCTGATCCCGGTCACGGCGATGGCGGCCGGGAACGCCTACAACCTGGCACCGGGTTATTACCGCATTTTGCCGGTAGCGGTGACGGGCATCAGTAAAGCCGTTAACGAGGATGACTGGCTGTTAACGCCCGGCGCGGATGAAGAATCCGACGATGATTTACGGGACAGGTGCCGCAATCAGTTCAACCTGGTAGGTAACTACCACACCGATGCGGTGTATCGCAGCATGATTGCGGGCGTGGTGGGGTTAAGCGTTGATCGCATTTTCTTTGTGCATGACGCCCCGCGTGGTGCCGGTACGGCCAATGCCTATTTGCTGTTAGACAGTGGCGAAACGTCCCAGCCGTTTATTGATGCGGTGAATGACTACATCAGTACGCAGGGGCATCACGGCCACGGCGATGATTTGCAGTGCATGGCCATGCCGGAGACGCAGCACAATTTAACGGTCACGCTGTATGTGAATAACCCGGACAACATGACGGCGGAGGAAAAAGCCGCGCTGATTTCCGGCGTCAGCAATCTGATCCGCAGCGCCTTCCGGCAAAACGCAGAATACGACGTAAAGCGCACCTGGCCATATTCGCGTTTCTCATTTTCGAACCTGGCCAGGGAGCTGCATAAACAGTTTGATGCGGTCGAATCCCTGGTGTTTTCCTCAGGCGATATCGTCAGCGAACTGAGTGTGCCGCGTCTGGCCAGCCTGAAAGTGGAGGTGAAAGGTGCCTGATTTCGCTTCAAAAATGAAAAGCCTGAAATTGCCGTCCTGGATGAACCGGGGCGAACCGGCCAAATTACTGAAAGCTGCGGTCAGGTTCTGGACGGGGATTGTGGCGTGGGTGACCTGGCCACTACAGCAGTTTGATCCACTGACTTGTGCCGAGCCGCTGTTAAATCTTCTGGCCTATGACCGTGACATTGCCCGGTTTAACGGTGAACCGCTGTCACTGTTTCGCAAGCGCGTGGCTTATGCATTCGTGAATGCGCAGGACGCGGGTTCAGTTTCCGGGTTTATTGCCATCTTTGATCGCCTGGGGATTGGCTACGTTGAATTGCTGGAACGCCAGGCGGGCATTGATTGGGATGTGATCATTGTCCGTGTGTCCGATAGCCAGATTTCAGACAACGCAGATTTACTGTTGCAGATTATCCGTCAGTACGGCCGCACCTGCCGCCGTTATCAGTTTGAAGTGATCACCACGTCCGGGATGCGTATCCGCGCCGGATGGAACCAGGGCGAATACGTGTGCTATCCCGCCACCCTGGGCGTGAGTGAAACAGGAACCGCCACTTTTGGCGCAACGTTATAAGGAAATAACATGTCACAAACCGTGATTACGACAGCCTTTGAGCAATGGAAAGCCGCACAGGCCGCCAATGGCCAGGCGGTTGTCCTGGATGAATTTGTTTTTGCCAACGTGCCAGGGCTGGACGTCAACGCGCCGATTAACCGCGCCGAAGTTGTCCCGCCAGCGGCGCAGATTGTGTATCGCCAGGCGGTTGAAAAAACCGGTCTGGTCAATCAGAACGCCGTGGTGTATTCGGTGACGCTGGGCGCAGATGTGGGCGATTTCGCGTTTAACTGGATCGGGCTTATCAATAAGGCCACCGGCAAGTTGGCCATGGTGGTACATGCGCCGCTACAGAGCAAAGTGAAGAATGCCAACGGTCAGCAGGGCAACGTGTTAACCCGTTCTTTCCTGATGGAGTACAACGGCGCGGAAGCCCAGACGTTGATCAGCACACCGGCCGAAACCTGGCAGATTGATTTCACGGCACGCCTGGCGGGCATGGATGAATCTCTGCGCCTGGCTAATCTGGATATTTACGGCACCGGGGCATTTTTCGATAACGGCTTTTTAGTGGCAAAAACCGGCACGCAATATTACGTGACGGCGGGGCTGGGCTACGTGGGCGGGCTGCGTGCCAACCTCGCGGCGAAAACCAATATCACCGTGACCACCAAGCCAATGAAGGTGTGGGCAGACGTGAGCTATCACGGCACGCTGACCAGCGAATATAAAACGGATATCAAATTTACCCTGGCCACGACGCTGAAAGACTACGTCCAGAGCGGGATTACGCACTACGTATTTGCCCTGGCCAGCATTGACGCGAACGGCGTGATCACGGATTTACGCCCGCAGGGCAGTAGCCTGTATCTGCGCAGAGATAAAAATCTCACCGATATTTCTGATCCAGAGGCCGCGCTCAACACGCTGAACGGTGTGCCGAAAACACGCAAAATCAACAAAAAAGCCTTGTCTGATGATTTCGACCTGACAGCCGCAGACGTGGGGGCTTTACCCGTTATTCCTGGCGTGCTCGGCACAATCAATATCAACACGCTGAATCTGGCAAAAATCGGGGTTTACGTGCAGAGCACCGGCGCGAATGCCACGGTAGCCAATGGCTATCCCGCCGGTTCACAGGCGGCGGGCGTGCTTGAGGTTATCCCCGCGTCCTGGACGGGCGGCGTGTTGCAGCGTTACACCGTGCAAAACACCGGCATGGTGTGGACGCGTGCGCTCAATGCGTCCTGGAATGGCACCGATGGTCCGTGGCGTGACTGGGTGCAGGCCAGCGCGGTGAATTCCGTCACGGTGCCGTCGGCCATCCTGACCACCACGGATATCAATACCCTGGGCTTTGCCAGCGGAACCGGAAATGCAGCCTTGTACGCGCAGCCTAAAAATGCCAACGCCACGGCGGCGTTGCACTATCCGCAGGGCATCGCAGGCACGTTGTATGTCACGCCGAGCGCCTACGGGTGCCAGCAGATGTACATCACGTTCACGGGCAATATCTGGAATCGCGGGTTGTCCAGTGACTGGAACGGCGTGGATGGTCCCTGGAAAGAGTGGGTGCCGACGTACAGCGCGAATAACAAACCCACCGCCGCCGACGTGGGCGCATGGACGGCCGCGCAAAGCGCCGCCAGTGAAAAGGCGCTGTCTGATGAAATTGCGACGGCGTTTAAAATTCGCGCCAATTTAACCGCGACGGACTCGCCAAACGCGCTACATGGTACGGCCATGTTCGGGCATTACGGCGTGCCCGGTGCCGCTGCCGCGACCACGGACAAAGGCTATCCGATGAACGGATTTGTTGGCGTGATTTTCGTGACCTGGGGGCCGAATGCGACGCAGCAGATTGCCTTTAACAACAACGGACGACAGTTTACCCGTGGCGCGTCGGGGGCGTGGAACGGCGTCGATGGTCCCTGGACGGCCTGGAATGAAATTTACTGCCAGGCGAACAAACCGACACCGGCAGACGTGGGCGCATTACCCGCAGGTGGCACCGCCGTTGCCGCGACCAAACTCGCCACCGCCCGCAAGATTGCCGGTGTGGCGTTTGATGGCTCCCAGGATATCGGGCTGAATGCCGATAATGTGGGTGCGTTTCCCCGCGTGGGCGGTGATGTGAACGGTCGCGTCACGGCGAATTATCTCCGGGCGATAACCATCCCGCACCCTGGCGACGGGCAAGGGACCTATTTAGGCTGGAACGAAAGCGGCGGCCAGGGCGAATCTAACTTTGTGAATAACCGGGGCGGCGGCGTAGGTGGGTTCAAATTCCGCATCGTCAACCAGGACAATACGGTACAAACCGGCGAGATGACCCTGTCCGGCAACGGCGACAGCAATACGTCCGGCACCGTGAGTGAGATGGGGCAGCGCGTTTTCAGCCCCAATAACCGGCAGCCGGTCAATTCCAATACCGCCAATCTCGGCGGCGGCTGGTGGCGGTGTGGTGACACGGGAATGATTAAGCAGTGGGGCGTTGTCAACAAAGGGAGTCGTGGATGGTCAACGGTGAATTTTCCCATTCCCTTCCCGAGCGCCTGCGTCAACGTTCAGGTGACCGCCATCAATGGCGGCGGCGGGACGTTCAATGACAACTTTGGTACGGCGCAAATTATTAATAACATCGGTTTCACCTGCGGCCAGGACAGCGGCGGCAGTTACTGGGAAGCCACCGGCTGGTAAGGGACTATCAAGATGAATTATTTCTACAGTGCAGTCACTAATGCGTTTTACCCGGAACCTCTGAAAGCGGTTTATGAGGAGGCAGGAACATGGCCGGAGGATGCAAAAGCCGTCACGGATGCAACCTATCAAAAATTTGGTGTTAACCCGATCCCCGATGGAAAAATCAGAATGCCCAATAAGGCAGGGATGCCTTATTGGGCGAACGCTCCAGAAGCGACGGCCGCCGAATTGCAAGATTTGGCGTTAAGTGAAAAGCAAAGGCGGATGCAGGTTGCGGTTAATACGCTTTCTGTTATGCAGGATGCTGTTGATCTGGGCATTGCCACCGAGGCGGAAACCGCCAGTCTGACGGCATGGAAGACATACAGGGTTTTACTGAACCGGGTTGATACAACGGCTGCGCCGGAAATCACCTGGCCGGAGGTGCCGGAAAATGTGGCGTAAGGCAACGTTAAGCATCCCGGCAGATATGCGCGCATTAACCTGTTCGGTGCTGCCGGTTCATCCGTGGGTTTACGGCGTTGGCCAGGAGGCGGGGGATAGCAGTTATTTAAGCCCGGTTAACGCCACGGAATACCTGGCCAAAAAGCTGGAAAACGTCAATGACGAAACCAGCATTGTGGTGCATATGCTCAATGCCCCCACGCACACGGAATTTATGGGATTGCTGTCTGATTATTCCAGCGTGCTGCCGCTGCCGGTGATTGCCCAGGTAAAACGCCGGGCAGAGGAAGCGGCCGCACTGGCCATCACTAAAATGCAAATTCCCGCCAAGTTATCTGGCGGTTTGCCTGCGGCGCTGCCGCTTTCCACGGCCACCCATCGCCTGGCGGTGAATGCCCAGCGTATTGCGGCCGCTAAGGTGGAAGCGGCGGCCGGTGCCAGTGCTGCCGGATTGTTGTCTGCGCTGAAAGACTTCACCGCGGCGCGGGGATCTGCCCTGACGGCGGCGGCCGATGCGTTATCCGCCCTGAAAGGCAAAACGTCCCCGGCGTGGGTGTTTACGGCCAAAGGAAACGGTGCGTATCTGGCCGGAGAGCTGCGCAAAAACATTCCGAACCAGGATTCGGTGTATACGCTGGCTACGTTATTTAGCGGGGCGGATTTATCTACGTTGGAGGCGATGATCCATGACGATAACCACACTGGCACTTAATGGCGAAGCCATCCCGCTGATGAATCTGAAAGTCACGCCAACCATGCAGTTTGCGGAAAAAGATCAGTCCGGGCAGTCATCGAGCACGGCCAATGCAGAACAGGGGATTAAGGCCAAAGAACTGCGCGTATCCGGGACGGTATCCTTTCGTAATGTGGCCACGTTAAAGCGGCTGTTTGAGCTAGCGGAGGCCAAATCTGCCAGCGGTTCGTTGCAGGTTTACCGGGTTGCCAATCTGACCGCCCAGGCGATCAACTTTCGTGAAGGGACGTTCACCGGGGCGATTGATGCGCCGCAACAGGATAATAAAATGGCCTGGCTGGTCACGTTCACCCTGCGTGAAAAAATCAGCGTGGCAGAGAAAAAAGAAGCCCGCGCAGGCAGCAAAACGGCGGCAACAAAACAGGGGGCGGGCGGTGCCAATGGAAGTGGCAACGCGGCGGCCGAGAGTGACGAAAAACTGACATGGTTTGAGCGCAAAGTGCTGAAACCGGTCAATGATGCATTGGGGTAAGGGATGAAACCCATTAAGCGGTTGTATTTATCGAACGCGGCCACGCACCTGGTGGACGCCAATCTGGCGTTAGAGTTAAGCGCCTGCGGTCGGGGATTTATCACCGCGCAGACGGATGAAGATTACACCGGCAAACTGGTGCGCCTGGACGTGGGTTATCACGATCTGGTGTTGCGCTGGTTTACCGGTTTTGTGGAGCGTTCGCAGCCTGCGGAAAATGGCTATCAGCGGCTTTTTGTGCGGGAACTGGTCGGGGTGTTTGAGCGTCTATGGCCGTGCTCTTTTCAGCATCCCACGCTGCGACAAATCACCGGCTGGCTGACCGAGGAAAGCGGATTAGAGTTTTCCCTGGCTGAAAGTGCCGCGTATAACGACACGCCGATCCCCCATTTCACCCATTCCGGCACCGGCTATCAGCTGTTAGCCAACCTGGGGAAAGCGTTCAGCATTACCGATTACGTGTGGTATCAGCTGCCCGACGGTGGCGTTTTTGTCGGGGCGGCCGCTGATGCGCTGTTTGCCGGTAAGCCGGTGGAAATTCCCGCCGAATTTAACCAAAGCGTGGCCGGTGGCAATGCTATGACCGTGCCGCTGATCCAGTCTTTGCGCCCCGGTGTAGAGGTGAACGGTCAGCGTTTGACTAAGGTCAGATTGCATAATGATGATATGGAAATCACCTGGACGCCGCGCAACAAAGCCACCGGCCAGGCATTGCAGAAAACGCCGTTTCAACGTCAGGTTGAAAGCAATTATCCAGAGCTGGCCAGCGGCTTGCACCTGCCGCAGTTCGCCAGGGTGGAAGCGCCCAGCGAAGACGTCAGCAACGGCAACATTGCCGATCCTTTCAGGCCGCGTTATGCCGTGGACTTGCAACTGTTAGACGCAGACGGCAATCCGGCAAAAGACACGCCGCTTTATCCGGCCGTGCCGCTGCCATTGCCGATGGCGGGCGGTGAGTCCGGGATGTTCCAATTCCCACCGCCCGGCACGCTGGTAGAAGTCGGGTTTAATGGTGGTCGCGCCGATAAGCCGTTTGTGCGTCAAACCCTTGCCCAGGGCAACAGCCTGCCCGCCGTGAAGTATGGCGAACAGCTGCAACAGCAACGGGATGGCGTATCGCAGCGGGTGACGGTGGCGGGCGATTGGGAACGCCAGACGGATCAGGTTATCCGTGAAACGTCCATGAGCCGGGTTGTCACAGCCGATGATGAAACGCGCACGTTGGTGGCCAGGGAAACAACCGTGCAGGCCACGGACAAAACCACTGTATTGGGCAAAGCCACCTTGCTGGCCGGTGCAATTGTGCAGATTGCCCAGGGGGATTACAGCCTGGCCACGCAGGCCAATTATGTGGCCAGTATCCAGGGCAATGCGGAAACCAACGTGATCGGCCAACTGATTGAAAAGGTCGGTATGTTACGCAGCAGCGTAGCCGGTGTGCGTCAGGAAATGATTGCGCCGGTGGTGTGGATTGGTAGCCAGTCTGTCAACGTCTGCCAACTGATGCTTGATACCCTGGATGTGGTGAAGCAGCTGGCACAGCTGACGGCCGCGCACACTCACAACAATACCGGCACACCACTGAATGCCCTGGCGATTACCGACACCGGCACCAAGGCCACCACGCTAAAAGAGAAATACGATCCGGTTATTGGTTAATTTAACAAGCGCATAATTTTCAATGGTCTGCGTTCCAACGCGAAAAATTCAGGTGTGTTAAAATTGAGCCTCTAACTTATCGAGGTTTCAAAATGAATACTAAAGTAAGAACTTCTATGTGTTTGGCCGAAACTTTAGATACTGAAAGTGCAAAACAGGCTTTATTCAGATGCTTATCACTTTTACAGGACTCCCAAATTCCGAAGCCTCTTTTACCCCATATATTTAGCACTGAAGATGCTTCAGAGTTGAATCGCATGATGCACGACATGCTATTGAGAGGCGAAGTCAAAGGTTCTTATAGCAATAGCGGGGAATTCTCGATTGATGCTATAGACGGTAGAGGGGAGTTAAGTTACCAATACCTAAGTGCCTCCAGATAGTTAGCAAAGCCCGCCGCGTGCGGGTTTTTTATTGCTCGCAGATAACCCGCCTCAATCGCACGCAGTGCCGTGCAGTAGCGCATTCAATGCCCTGAACCCTTTCAAGACGATCAAGCCGCCTGAGTTTACCCGCGCGGCCGTGTGCCCACAAAACAAAGCAAGACCAGACGGAAATTGCACTACACCGCACCCGCCTGCGCTTTTTGCGTCAGTATTTTTTTTCAGTTTTGAAATTCTACAAACCACACCGCCAGGCCGCGCCGTGTCTGGGGTTCTGCCGTCATTCCCAAACTGAAAAGATTGAAAAGAATTTCAGTAAATTTCAGTTTTCTGGATCTCCCAAGGAACGAAGAAAAATCATATCTGATTGTAAATAAAGGGTTTTATCTGCTTTTTGTCAGATTGGCGGATCGTTAGGAAGATCAAATCTGTGAGCCGTAGAAAGGCAGGGAGTCCAGACGGGGCGCTGCCTGTAAGAGATTTACAGACATTTTGTAAAACTGAAATTTGTGAAATTGATATACTGTGAATATATACAGTAAAAATAAATCTCAGACGACAGAGCAAAAGCGGCAAAAGGTGGATTTTATGCGTTCGTTGAAAATTTGCAGCGCGGTGATTTATTTCATGGCGAAGGGGGAAAAGTTAACCAGGGAACAGGTTTTCGGGAATCAAGATAATCCGGTTTACGCGATCTGGCCATTTGGCCGGGCATGGTGCGCGGCATATCACAATGGTGAGAGATGGGATTTATTAACCTCGTTACCTGTGCGTTCTGAGAGTGATGCTTACGATTATGTCACTGGCCATTACTACCGCCATTTTTAAAACCATGTAGCTAAAAGGTTAAAGCGCGTTGCTTACCACTAGTTTAACAAAAAGGAATATTAACACTGCCCATGAGACTAAATGAGGAGTGTAGTGTGCCCCAACGGTTGGGGTGTCAAAGAATTTCCTTAACATAAACTTGAATTCGAACCAAAGGCATTTCCAATAGCCTTTTTTGAATGGGGTGAGACACCCGTTTTTAATGTTGGTGGCCGAATCTCCAAAATGTACATAAAGAGCGTCTCCATTGAGGTCACTCCCTAAGTAATTGAACATAAAAAGGCGCTTCAAGGTATCACGACCATAAAACACGAAACTTGGCGCTGAGTTGCGTGGAATTCTTTCGTCAGGCCAGCCCCATTTCCCTAAAGTTACAGCACCCGATAACCCATATTCCTTGTGAGGGAATACCTTGGAAATAAAATTTGTAGAATTGATTCTTTCAAGGATTAGGGCGTCAATGATTGGTTTGTTGGATTGGCGGGACAATACATAAAAACGTTGCCAGCTATACAGCCATAAGCCGATCAACAAGTAAGGCAGAATGTAGATAGCCGTGATTTTAAGGCCGAAGTTACCAATAGAAAAACTATCAACAAAACTTGCCCAGCCGCCAAAGAAAAACAGAACGGAGAGAGAGCAGATGAATAATCGTGTGCTAGCTGCTTTGATATCTTCCATGTACACCAT